TTTGCCAATCAAAGAACGGCATCGCATCAAAACGGTATAGTTTCGGCATTGCTAATCGGCTCCACTTTGTTTATTGCACTTAGCTTCACACTTGTAAAGTAAGCAACTTCGCCCGTCGGTTTGTTGTACTTTCTGCCAGTCAAATACACACTGATTGACACCTCGTCATCTTGCTTGTAACCGTTCAATAAATCGCAAGCTTGGTTAGTTGCTTCGCATCTTATAAACTCTGAATACTTACCAGATTCAATCCTTAACACAAGATCACGTTTTGAAAACTTTTCGCTAATCTGTTGCACGGCGCCAACTTGTTCAATAGTCCCTTTCAATTCAATCTTACTCATGTGATTCCAACGGTAACTAAAATAATAATTGTAATACGTTATAAGCAAGCTCTGGGGGATTGGATTCGAACCAATGCAAGTCCCAACCATTTCTGGTCATTCCTAGCCACAGGTCAATTACGGGAAACGCCCCAGAACCCAGCTTATGAATCAATTCCAAATTCTATAAATAAATCTTGCATTTCTTCTTGCGCTGTTTTACCGTTTGGCAATATCCACGTATGTGAACTCACAGGCTTCACGTGTGAAACTTGCACGGCGTCAATAATACCTAGCTTGCAATTGCCACTCATGGCAAACCACAAGTGATCCAAGCCCCAGCCCGAAAAGTTTAAATCAAAAGTCCACAGCATCTCTTTCAAAAACACGCTTGTAAACAAAGGACACATGATCTCAACGAAATTCGTTTCACGTGTTAAGCTGTTTGGCACGTGTTTTGTAAGTTCCCAACTTGCAAACGAATCGCTTGACAAACTTGGTTGACTTAAATCGAACCCGCTTGCCCTTGACAACTTAACCAATTTTCTCAAATCAGCATCATTAATTTTTATATCGTAGTCAGGAAACCAGAAGAAGTCATAAGTGTTCAGCATATCACGATCTTCAACAAGCTTCTTTATTGCATGGTATTTGTAGCTTGCGTCTGTTTCGTAATCAATCACAAACAAATCGTAATACAAAGCGGAATATTGACCAACGCCCTCACGGGCTTTGTTGGTGGTTAAGATCACAGCAAGTTTGCTCATTTGTTTATCCTTATTTTTTTTGTCACAAATATGTGCTAAATTTGTGACAGTTACTTGGACACCATGACCAAGCTATTGTCCAAGTTTGCCTATTGCTTGCCAAAATTCTTCAATCGTTTTAATTATTACATACTTACAACCCACGCTCATTACCCTCGCTTGCCACTCGATTTGCAAAGGGCTTTGCCGTCCTTTCAATGCCTTGAATTCCAAGAACACCACACCACCAGAATGCAAGTACGTCATGTCAGCAACACCAGCAACCAAGCCAAGCGAACGCAAGTGCATTCCGTGGCGTGCGTTCTGGGGATTATTGAAGTTCATGTACAAAAGTCCACGCTCTTCTGGATATGCATTCCAATGCGATTTAAAACAAAGGGCTTGTAGTTGGGATTCATTCATGTTCAAATAATGTATTGTTTTTATTCTTTATTGCAAATTCTATTCTTGCTTTTGCAATGGCAATATACTCACTATTCAAGTCAAAACCGACAAAATTAAATCCTTCATACATTGCCGCTTTGCCTGTTGAACCTGAACCAAGAAACGGGTCTAAAATAGTTCCGTTTGGTGGTGTTACTAATCTGCAAAGATATTGCATAAGGCTTGTCGGTTTAACTGTTGGGTGGTGGTTTTGTGCAATAGGTTGTTTCCTTTCTGTTCCGTCTTGTCTTAGTGGCATCCCGTCACCGCTCCAATTAGTAGACCTCGCTTCCCTTTCCTCAAATCCTTCCAATCCCTCGTCTCTATCTTTCTTACTTGCTTTTGCACAATAGAAGAAACGTGATGCGCTTTGCTTTTCATCACTTGGAAACCCCTGCAAAACTTCCTCACTTCCATCATGAATAAAGTTAGCAGGCCAACGGCCTAAACCGTTGCTGAATCGTGGAATTTCTTGCTTGCCTCTTAAATATTCACCACCTAAACCCGTGCTAACTCCTTTTAATCTTTGCCATGTTTCAGGTGTTCCCACCCTACACCCATCAATATTTATACCACCTGTTCCATACTGCAAAACATTTTCTACTACCGTCCCTATCAGGGGTTTACGTGCAACGCATATTGGCTCATGAGCAGGCTTTAATGCAGTTCCCCAGCCGTCATATTGCTTAGCTGATTCCGCCCCTTCCATCTTATCTATTGCTTTGCTCACGTCGTGAGACTTCGGAAATCCCGAACCGTAAACCCATTGTATCTGGTCTCGAATATCAAAACCAGCATCTTCAATTGCAACGGCCATTCTGTGGTATGTTCTTGAACCTGAAAAGGCTAACAAGTGCCCGCCAGGTTTTAACACTCTTAAACATTCTGTCCACAACTCGACATCATAAGCAATGCCACTCGAATCCCATTTTTTTCCCATGAATCCAAGTTCATAGGGCGGGTCGGTGACTATGCTGTCTATCGAATTTGATTCTAAAGTTTTTAGCAAGTCTTTGCTATTGCCACATTCAAGACGGTACTCTTTCTTTTGCAGTTGGGATTCATTCATGGTTGTACTTAGTATAGTTTCCATAGGGTTTTGGTATTTTCATAACATCTACCAAAGCATTAATAGTACCCGTTGTTTTGGCTGAGTAAATAATGTCAAATGTCTTGATATTATTCATAAACCATGGCTTAAACAACCTAAAATCTATATCTATAACATCATACAAAGCATCATCTAAGTATCGGAAATATATCAATCTATCAGCATTGCATTTGTAAAACCAGCCGATAGCTATGTTTACATCATAGGGTTCAATGTTCTGTGGCTTAGATAAATCAATTTTTTTTAAGTAAGGAGTGCTTTGTATAAGCTCAACCAATATATCAAGTTTTTTTAAAAGACCTTCTCCACCTGGTGAAGTAAAAAAACGCTCTTTATATTCAATAGAAAAATTGATATTTCTATCATTTGCATAAATATCAAAACAGTAGTTCCTATCTTCTAAACTCTGCAGTGATATGTCTTGCCCGTATCGTTTTTTCAAGTGATCTACTATTTCCTTTTTCATACTTCATTACCCCAAAAATACCAATTCCCTTTCTTTGCTTGTCTTGCAAATAGCTCAATCCTATTTCCATGTTGATAAAGGTTGTCAATTATGTTCAAAAATTCTACAGGCTTTTCCGAATGCTTATCACTTCTTTCAATGGTAATAACACTATCGTAAAGGTGCTTTAAATCTGGAGTAGATTTTCCACGACCGCCAATCAAAAGAAATTCATGTCTTACTGAATTGTAGTGACCCATATTGTGCTTGACTTTATCCCATACAAAAGAAGTTTTATATTCAAATCCCCACGCTTCCATAAGTTGCAAGAATAAATTAAGCTTAGGACTTGTAATCCATAAAAACAAAACCGCATCTTTGTCGGCTATATCTTTAATCGGCAAAGCGCATAACTCTTCAATCGACATAGAATTGTAGTGTTTTATCGCACCGCCTAAGTTGGGACTGGTTTGTTCTAGATCATATTGCCATGGTGGATCTGCATAAATAACTCTATACTTTTCTCTAGTGTCAAATATATTTACTTTAAATTCATTTACTGATACTGTTGCAATTCTTTGTTCGTATTCCTTCTTTTTCTCAACTTGGATTTCCTTCTTCTCTTCTTTCTTTATTTCTTGGTAAGCTTGGTTGATACTTATTACGCCCGTGCTTAATTGCGCTTTAACTTCTGGAGTTGCAACTGCTTCAATCTTTTCAACTTTTGCAATTGTATCGTGTGAAACGTTGGCGACTTTTGCGACTTCTTGACGTGTTTTTTCAGATGGTGCAGAATTCTGCACTATCTCACCTGTCTGCCTATAATGTGATATTTTTTCAGCTTTTTTCTCTTTTGCCTTTTCTTGAATCACGGTTTTAAGTTCCAAGGCTAAGACGCTTCTTTGGTAATTGTTTAGATTACGCCTTCCAAACTGGTTGAGGATCATCCACTCTTTAACTTCGTTCCCGTCCTTGAATTCTTTGTTTACCGTCCTGAACTCCAAACTGTATTTGTTTGCAATGGCGTAGCGGTTGTGACCGTCCACCAAATACCCGTTCCACACCACCAAAGGATCTCGAATCCCTTCGCTTAAAATATTCGCTTCCAGTTGCTTGTACTCTTCTGCAGTCAAAGCAGGAATAAGCTTCTTAAAATCTTCTCTTATTACTATCACTTCTTTCTCCAGTGCATCCAGAGCCACCCGCTTGCGTAGCCCATTAAATCTGTAAATTGTTTCGCCTCTTGCAAGTTACGACATAAACTCTTAACCACCCAAATCGAATTAATCTTTTTTGCTTTGACCAGCAACACCCAACTTTCAATATCTGCAGAGCGTGCCATTTGCATCGCTTCGCTCCTTGTAAGTTCTTGCAATTCTGCAATCACTTCACGCTCTGTCTTTGGTATCACGCAACCGCAATACACGCACGCACGTGCAACGCTTGGAATCAATGCCCCGCAATCTTTGCATAACTTCACGGGTGCCACGCCACCAGCTTTCTTTTCTTGCTTCTTTAACGTCCATTCCCTTGGATCATCCCAGAAACCATGTGTCAAAACGTTGTTACCAAAGTCAAGAATCATGAAGCCGTCTTTGCCAGCCGACGTTCTGGAGCCACGCCCGCACATCTGCAAATACAAGGGCACGCTTTTCGTTGCACGATAAAGAATTATGCATTCTGTTGTAGGTTCATCAAAACCCGTTGTAAAAAGCCCCACGTTTGACAAAACTGCGTCGGGTGTCACTTTATACCAGTCGAGTGCGTTTTGTCGTTCTGCGGGGCTTGTAGAGGCGTCCACGTGCATTATGGGCACGCCGTGTGATGTGAATTCTGCGCAAAGTTCTTTGGAGCTTGCAATGTTTGAACAAAACACCAAAGTTTTTTTGCCGTTTGCTAACCGCTTGTAATTTTGCAAAACGCCCTTGTAAATTTGCGAAGTGCTGTACATGGCCGAAACTTGATTCGGATCGTAGTCACCAGCAACAGTCTTTATGCCTTGCAAATCAACTTGGACACCGAAATAAGAAGGCTTGGCTAAATACCCTTGCTGAATTAAGTCTTGCACGTCCACAACGTTTACAATGTCGGTATAGTGCTTGTCAAGGCTTTCTTGGTTGCCTTGTCGATATGGTGTCGCCGTTGCACCAATTACAACTGCATTCGGATTCACGAACGGCATAAGCTTTGTGAATGTTTGCTTATGCGCCTCGTCAAAAATTATCAAGTCAAGACGCTTGAAAAGTGCCAAATATTCGGGCTGGCTTAAGCGTCTGTAGATTGTTTCAACCATTGCAACATAAATCGAATATCTATTTAAGTGCGTTGTAATCGCTTGAATGTATTCTGGTAGTATTTTAAGGCGGTTTAACGCCCCTCCAGATTGTGTAAGCAATTCGACACGGTCAGTAATGATCATCACGGTTTTGCCCTTTTCAATTGCACTTCTGCACATCTCTGAAAAGATCACGGTTTTGCCAGCTCCAGTCGGAGCGCAAAGAATGACCTTCTTGTGACCACTTGCAATTGCATGGCGAAGTTTCTGGATAGCTTCGATTTGGTAGCTTCTTAGATTCATATTATTACAGATATTACAGATTATTACAGATGTTTTGCACGATCTGTAATATTTAAGTTATTTAAAATTCAAGAAGTTGAAAAAGTTATTACAGATAAACAGATAAAAGTAAGTAAATAAGTATAATATTATTATTATTATATATATACACACACACACATTTTTATATATATATAGAACTACGTTTATTACAGATTTTATCTGTTTATCTGTAATACTTGTAAGTACCTTTGTTTCCAATGCTTAAGCAAATTTTTCAAGCGGTTCGCTTCTTTTTGCCACAAACCAGCATCCAGAAGTTTTGCCATTGATTACTTTGTGTTCTTTTACATAACCGTAATTACTCAACACTTGACCAAGCTTTTTTGGTGTCAATCGTAAAGTTGTATCTTGGCTGATTATGTTTAAAATTTGGGTGTTGGTTAGCCATTCGGAATACTTTGCATTTGGTTCTTTGAAGTATTGCAATAACAGTTCTTCTTCAACGCAAACGGACTTATTTGCGTATGTAAAATCATTAAGAATGCTTATTTCTTCTTTGTTCAATTGCCATTCTTTCCCACACGATACATACTCATTATAAAGCTCTGCAAATAACATATCTTTGTCCACTTCGTTATAAAGATCCCAGTTAATTGCAGTGATATCAATCGGAATGATTCTGCGGTTGCCTGTTAAGTCATTAAGAAGTTGTGAATCATTTGACGTGCCACAAAGCACGGCATATCTTTGCATATCGATGTTGCGTTTTTGATACGGCGGTCGCACTGAAAACACTTGTTTTGAGCTTAATTCCTTTAATAAACTTTCTTCTTTTTTGGACTTACCGCCAAATTCATCATCGCATATAATAAGCTTATTGCACATTAATATGAGATCATCTTTGCCAAGATCTAGTTTTGATTCTGCGTAATATTTATGCAAAGGTTCTGGCAGTAACTTTCGAAAAAAGTTCGTTTTACCAATGCCTTGCCCACCGCAAAGAACCAAGATTGTAACCGAGTGTATACCATGCATTGAAGCAATTATGCCAAGAAGCCATTTTTTAACGTAATGTTCAAGCGTTGCTGGTGACATATGTTTGCTTTCTTTGTAAATAATTGATCTACAAAGCTTTGCAATATGTCCGCTCGTGTAAGGGCCTTTGCATTGCTCAAGATATTCGGTAAACGGATTAAAGCTTGGCGTGTTATCGCTGTCGATTATGCTATTTACTATTTGCGATTGCACCGTGTTGCCAAGTTGCTCACGCAACTGAATAAATATCGTATTAAATTCACGATCTGTAAAGTTGCGCCCATCAATTTCCATGCTTTGTGTCACCAGATTATACTTTAAGTTGTGTACGTTCAACATGGCTTTAATTGATTCGATTTCTCCTGAACTTTTTTGCGCTTTTTTCGATTTGATATCAACTTCAAATGCTTTGTCAACTGTTGCAACAACTTCGGAGCCTGTTATGCCCTTTTGATCAAGTGCTTTAAGTGTTGAAGCCTTTTGCTGTTCAACAGATTGCGAGTCACGACCTTTTGCATATTGAGCAACTGCAATAATTGTTTTTGTTTTTTCGGTTTGTGTAATGATTCCAGCTTTTGAGCACAGATAAAAGAACGTATTTAAGCTTACAGCACCGTTTTTGCTTTTTAAGCATTCGTTGTACTTCGCATCCGTTTGAAATTCATCATATTTGGGGCTTTGCGAACTCACAGCGTGGAATAGCTGGCGTCCTTGCTCACCAAGTCCGTTCGCAAGTGCAAAAGCGATCTGGAGCCAATCATGATACCCACCAGCGGTTAAATCGATGTTCTTTTGTTGAATTTGTTGAATGATGTATTGATAATCATCATCAAGTGCAATAATTGACGTGCGTTCGACTTCTTTTACAACATCTTTAACATATATTTTGAATGCTTTTGGCTCTTGATCTCTTTGGTATAAATGCGGATCAAAAGAAACGTATCGTAATCGTGAAACATCTTTACAAGACTTATCAGCAACCACCTTGTAAAAGTCTGCTAGGTACTTTTCGAGACCGTAATACGCTTGCAAGTGCTTTTCGGGTTCGATCTTGAAATATGCAACCCAACCATAACCGCCGATTGAATGATGAACCGCCCATGTATAAGGATCTTGCTTAAGGGCTTCAATATTGGCATCTGCATTATCTTTTATATCGATGTCAATACTTATTATATTCGAATGCTGGTCAATTGAATCAGCATTTCGTTTCTTGAACGTTCCAGATGGTGTCACTGCTGGCATTGTTTTCTTTTCACGTTGGCCGTTTCGGACTTCAAAAACTTGATCTTGCCATCTGCCGTCTTTTACATATCCTAAGAAGGTATAAAAAGAGATGTTTGCTTCTGGAGTTGTATCCATTGCCGTTTTGAATATCGATATATTCATTATGCCACCCTATCAAAATAAAAACTTTCAAAATGCTTAATAAACGCTTTAAAGTCAAGCGAATCGATAAATAAAGATTTAACTTTGATAATTGAGTGCACAACTGAAGATGGATGCTTATTAAACTTTTCGCCTATGTGAGTTTGTGTAATTGGCAAAGTAAAATAAAGTAGAAAAAACAAAATATGTCTTGCATCTGTTAAACTACGATATCTTTTATTAGAATAAATGTCGTCGATGTCTACTTGCTTTTCTTGAGCTAGCCAAGTTGTTATTTTGTTTATTGCAAGATCTGGATCTTTATCAAAGCTGTTTTTTTTGAACGTGTATTTTTTCATTATCTCGGGCGTTGCGCCAATAAGCTTTTCTTGTTTTGGCTTGTACGTGATTCCAAAAAGTTTCATGCGCTCTTCTTTCAGTTGTTCGCTAAGTGTCATGACGGCATCTCCAGATTGTCAAGTTCAATGTAATGCGGTTCTGTATCGAATATAGAATCAATGCTAATTATTTTATTTATTCCGTCCTTGTTCTTAATAAAATAAGTTTGATTACTTACATTGTTTTTTTTAATTTCAACAATTTCAAAATTTACATACCCATTATCAGATACTATCCGTAATGCGATCCTTCCTGTAGGCCATTTGCCATATTCTAATTTATTCCATGTCATTCTCTTATCTCCTTAATCCTAAAATAAAATGCTGTTAAATTCATTAATTCTCGTACGTTTAAATATTCGAAAGGATGCAAACACATGAAGCCGAAACCATCGTGATCAAGGCGCCC